CGAGGCGGCGAAGACGGCCAAGCAGCCGGTAGAGCGGCGCCTGCTGGACTGCGCGCGTCGGCAAAAGGGCGAGTACGATGCTGACAAGCTGCGTGCGATTCGCGAGGAAGGCGGCAGTGAGCTGTACCCGAAGCTGACCACCACCAAGTGCCGCGCAGCTGCGGCGTGGATCCGCGACATCCTCATGCCGGCCAACGGCAGGCCGTGGGGGCTGGACCCGACACCGGTTGCCGAGATTCCGCCGGGCTACCTGAACGCTTTCGCGCAGCGGCTCGGTGAGCGTGCGCAAGGCATGGATCAGCAGCAGCTGGAAGACCTGCTGCGCCGTGAGGTGCAGGCCAAGGCCCGGCAGATCGCCGATCGCCATGAAGAGGTGATCAACGACCAGCTGGAAGAGGGGGGCTGGAGCGAGGCGCTGGAAGCGTTCATCGACGACTTCGTGACCTATCCCGCCGCGTTCCTGCGGGGCCCGCTACTGCAGCGCGTGCCCGAGTTCGCCTGGAAGGAAGGCTGGCAGATGATCGAGGTGGAGGCGATCAAGCCGCAATTCGCGCGGGTGTCGCCGTATGACCTGTACCCGTCGCCGGACTCCTCGGATATCGACGACGGCGCCTACCTGATCGAGCGCGAGCGCTACACCCGTGCACACCTGAACCGGCTGCGCGGCGTGCCGGGCTACAAGGACGATGCCATCGAGCAGGTGCTGGTGGAGCATGGCCGTGGCGGGCTGCGTGAGTGGCTGGCCACCGACTCGGAGCGCGCCCGCCTGGAGGATCGCAGCCATGACTGGATGACGAACCAGGGCGAGACGATCGAGGGGCTGCATTACTGGGGCAGCGCCCAGGGCCTGATCCTGTTGCAGTGGGGCATGACGCCCGAGCAAGTCGAGGATCCGCTGGGCGAGTATGAGATCGACGCCATCCTGATCGGTCGGCATGTGATCCGCTGCGTGATCAACCGTAACCCCATGGGCGCGCGGCCGTACCACAAGGCGTCGTTCCAGCTGGTTCCGGGCTCCTTCTGGGGCATCGGCATTCCTGAATTGATGTCGGACGTGCAGGACATGTGCTGCGCCGTCGCCAGGGCGCAGGCGAACAACATGGCCTTCGCCAGTGGCCCGCAAATCGAAATCGCCATGGACCGCCTGGCGCCGGAAGAGAACGCTAACGAAATCTTCCCGATGAAGCGCTGGCGGGTGAAGAGCGATCGCACCGGCACCGGTTCGCAGCAGCCGGCCATCCGCTTCTTCCAGCCCGACAGCCGTGCTGGCGAGCTGATGCAGGTCTATGCCCAGTGGGAACAGCGCGCCGACGACGCGACGAACATCCCGCGCTACTCCTACGGCAACGAGAAGGTCGGTGGGGCTGGCAACACCGCCAGCGGCCTGTCCATGCTACTGGAGAGCGCGAACAAGGGCATCAAGGACGCCATTCGCCATATCGACCGCGGCGTCACCAGTCGCGTGATCGCCGCGCTCTGGCTGTTCAACATGCGCTACAGCCCGGACATGTCGATCAAGGGCGACTGCCGCGTAGTGCCGCGCGGCGCCAGCGCCATGTTGCTGCGCGAGCAGACCCAGCAGGCCCGCCAGCAGTTCCTGGCGGCCACCGGCAACCCGGCGGACATGCAGATCATCGGCGTGGAGGGTCGCGCCCGGCTCTTGCGCAGCATCGCCGACCAGCTCGACATGCCCGGACTTGTTCCCGAGGACGACGAGATCAAGGGGCGCGTCGAACAACAGAACAAGCAGCAGGGCGAGCAGCAAGCACAGCAGATGCAACTGGAGGCCGGAAAGGTTCAGGCGGACGCGGCGAAGAAGCAGGCCGACGCCGGCAAGAGCCAGGCCGAAACCCAGCGGATCATGCTGGAAATCCAGGCCCTGATGGGTCAACTGCAAGCACTTGGAGGATTGGGTGGAGCTATCCCAGGCGGAATACAAGGCGCTGGCCCGGCTGGAGGCCAACAACAGCCAGGACTGGCAATGCCTCAAGCAGGTGCTGCGCCAGGCTATTGAGGCCGAGCGCGACGCCCTGGAGCAATCCAGCTCCACCGAAACCCTATACCGGCTGCAAGGACGCGCCGGAGCCTTACGCGAACTCCTGCAAGCCATCGAGCACAGCAGGGAGATCGCCCGACAGCACTCATAACAAAGCCGCCCCTCGAGGCGGTTTTTTTATGGGCGACTGCTCGCCATGCCTCGGCCAGGTATAGGCGAATCCAGCACCCGCACCGTGAACCCCAGCAAGACGCTGGCTCACCCCGTTTGGAGAAGACCGCAAATGCTACCCCGCTCAGTGCAAGACCAAGCCGACGCCGCGAAGGCGCTGCAGGACCAGCTGAACCAGCAGGTCACCGAGGAAACCGAGAATCCCGCTCCCGCAGCGGCTCCCGAACCCGAGCAGAAGCCGGCGCCCGCCGAGCCTGCTGCGCAACCCGCACCCGAACCCCAGCCCGAAACCCGGGACGCTACCTACTGGCGCCACCGCTTCGATGTGCTGCAAGGCAAATACAACGCCGAGGTTCCCGCGCTGCGCAAGGAAATCGCCACGCTGAAAGACCAACTGGCTGCCGCCGACAAGCAACAACCGGCGTCTGCGGTTCAGCGAGCCCAAGAGGCGATGTCCGACCTGACCGAAGCGGAGATCGAAGAGTACGGCCCGGATTTGGTGAACCTGATCAAGCGCGTCGCCGGCAGCGCCGCCGCCCCAAGCAACAACGGCGACCTGCAGGAGATCAAGAGCGAACTGGGTCAGCTGCGCGAAGAGAAACGCCAGGACGCCGAGGCGCGTTTCTGGACCGACCTCGAAACGCAGGTGCCGAACTTCCGCGCGGTCAATGCTGATCCCGCGTTCCATCAGTGGCTCGCCGAGCTCGATCCGCTGAGCGGCCAGCCTCGGCAGCAACTGCTGGTCGGGGCCCAGCAAGCGCTCGATGCCTATCGAGTGGCTGCGGTCTTCAAGTCCTTCGCCGCCGTGGCGCCGAAGGCACAGAAAGAAACCATTCCGGATGACCAGGTGCAGCCGCGCCAGGCCCGCTCCGCTGCGCCAGAACCGCAGCAGGGCAAGGTCTGGACGCGCGCTGAGATTAGCGAGTTCTACCGGAACAAGGCGAGCTATCCGAAGGATCAGGCCGCCGCAATCGAAGCCGACATCTTTGCCGCGCAGGCTCAGGGCCGCATCCGCTGAGAGCGCCCTGTAACGCCGCGAGGCGTCACGTTCAGGAGTAACACAATATGGCAGGTCCAACCCGCGCCGCTGGCGCACCCGATTACAGCTCGTCCGGTACCGCAGGCTTCATCCCGGAAATCTGGTCCGGCAAGCTGGTGGAGAAGCTCTACGCCTCCACCTGCTTCGGCGAGATCGCCAACACCGACTACGAGGGCGAGATCAAGAACAAGGGCGATACCGTCCAGATCCGCACCGTGCCGTCGATCACCATCAAGGACTATCAGATCGGGGGCGGCCTGACCTACGAGAAGCCGACCAGCGACAAGGTCGAGCTGCAGATTGACAAGGCGAAGTACTTTGCCTTTGAGGTCAACGACATCGACCGCTACCAGGCCGATATCAAGCTGATGGACGAGTTCTCGGACGACGGCGGCGAGCAGATGAAGATCGCCATCGACACCGACATTCTGGCGCGCCACTACACCGATGCTGCCGCCGAGAATGCTGGCGCCACCGCAGGCGTCAAGTCGGCCAGCTACAACCTGGGTGTCGCCGGTGCGCCGATCGCCATCACCAAGGCCAACGTCCTCGACGTGCTGGTGGACTGCGGCTCGGTGCTCGATGAACAGAACGTGCCGGAAACCGGCCGCTGGATCATCCTGCCGGCTTGGATGAGCGGCATGCTCAAGAAGTCCGACCTCAAGGACGCCTCGATCATGGGCGACGCCCAGTCGGTCTTCCGCAACGGCAAGCTGGGCACCCTGGATCGCTTCACGGTGTACATCAGCAACAACATGAGCATCGTCGACGACGCCGTAGCGGCGAAGAAGGCGACCAACATCATGTTCGGCCACAAGAAGGCGCTGACCTTCGCCAGCCAGATGACCCAGATGGAGACCCTGCCCAACCCGCAGGACTTCGGCAAGCTGGTGCGCGGCCTCAACGTCTACGGCTCGAAGGTCATCGACCCGAAGGCCATGGGCCACCTGTACGCCGCTCGCGGCTAACCCTGCAGCATGGCCGTCCTTCGGGGCGGCTTTGCCGTATCTGGAGCAACGATCCATGGAACTAGCTGAACTGATTGCAGCCGTGAAGACTGCGGCGACCAAGGACGCCCTCGAGTCGCTGGTGAAGGCCGAGCTGTCCCTCGATCTGGACAAGCGCAAGTCGCTGAAGGCGCTACGCGCCGAGGTTCTGAAGGGGCTTGGCGAAACTGCCGAAGAAGAGGGCGACGACGCAGATGGCGGCGACGCCAAAGGCGATGCCACCATGGGCGAAGGTTCGGGCCCGGCCGACAGTGCCGGTGACACCGCTGGCGCGCCTGCTGAGAATCCGGCTGCCACCACGGTCGCCCCGGCTGTTGCTGCGCCCGCGCCCGAGCCTGCAGCCGCCGCCGAACCGTCCGCGGCCCATGTTCAGGCGCCAGTAACCCCGCCAGCCCTGGACGAAGCGCCTGCGCCCGCCCCAGAGCCCGTAGCAAGTAATCGCCTGCTGCGCAACAAGAGCACCGGCCGCACCTTCATCTGGACGCCCGCGCTGGCAGCGCTGGCCGATCTGGAAGAGGTATAAGCCGTGACCACTGTTGGTGACCTGCTGCGGCGGGCGCGCACCGTCCTGCAGGAGAT